TAGAGCTTAATCCAAACTTCTTCGCCATTTGAAGAGACATACTACCGACTTCAGTCATCATGTCGGTTTGAGATTTACCAGATAGTGCTGCGTCTTTCATCAGCTTGCCCATTTGTTCTCCAGAAAGCCCTAAGCCTTTAGAGAACATAACAGCTTGTTCTGCTGATTTACCGAATTCATCGCCAAGAAGATTTATCGCTGGGCCTAAGCCTTTCGCGATATCAGATACAGCACCCATCATCTTTGCCATGCCATCTGGGCCATACCCGAAGACTCTAGATGCGGATAAACCAGTGCCAGCTAAATTACCAGCAGAAGAGCTCATGTCTTTAAAGCCGGAGATTACATTTTTTGCAGGGCCTTCAGCAAAAGAACCGAATTCTTTACGCACATCTTCATATGCTTGTCTTAAGGCAGTGCCGGCTTGTGCAGCATTGTTTGCCATGCCGACTAAACCGCTGAATAATTTAAATGGAATCGCAATGATTGCAGTGCCGATGCTGAAAAGTCCGCCAACGAAACTCTTTAAGAGGCCTCCTATACCGCCAAGAGAGATGCCCATATCTTTAAAACCAGAAACAAGACCTAAAACTCCGCCAATGCCGGCCGCAGTCCCGGTCTTCATACTTCCGAAAAAGCCATCAGCCGATTGTGCTTGCTTATCTTGCGATTTCCTAGCTTTATCTTGGGCGCTAGCTAGTTTCTCAGTTTCGGATACATTTTTTTGTTGGTTACCCGCAGCTTCTCCAGCTGCTTTGTTCATCTCTTCAGATTGAGCGCATTGCTTGCCGCATGCTTCGTTTAGCTTGTTTTGGAGTTTGATTCTATCTTGGAGGAGTTTATTTAGTTGAGTTTGTAGTTCAACTTGTTTTCCTAAATCTTCAGACACGCTGCCTCCAAAAAAAATTAACTGCTACAGTTAATTATTATGTACTGGAAAATGCTATAAAATAGATTAAAAAGGCCAGGCTAATCCGGTCTGATCCAGAAATTTTTTAGAAGCTAACTTTTTTTCTATTAAGATATTCTTTATTTCATCTAGCTCAGTTTCTTCTGAACATAGAGCTTCATATAATTTTTTAGAACTAGAAAGGACGTTTGCAGTAGCGGTCGCAACCCCTTTATCGCCGTTAATCTTAAAATCTAAATCTTCCCCTATGACATACTTAGCGCAATCAGAAAAAAAGTATTTCCATTGTATTTCTTTTAACATATTATTAACTATGTAAATCTTCTTAATTTTGCAGGAACTTGTGCACGATGACGACCCAAAAGAGCTCTTGTCTGTGGGTCATTCTGATGTGCTGCCCTAGTTTGAGCACCCTCGCCGCCATTTCTTTTATTAGTATCAACTATCTCTTTATTTATTCTTTCCAAAAACCATAACCTTTGCCAAACAGGCAGCAAATAAGCTTCCCTATAAGAAAAGCCCATATAATAAATTAACAGAAATATTTGATTTAAAAAAGACTCCTTATAATCAGGCGTCAGGCCAAAAAAACGAAGCTCCCAGAGGGAGCTTTACCTCCGAAACTTCTGTGCAATGAATGCACTCAAGCCATCCTGATAAGTCAATACCTGGTTCGTTTTTGTCTAAATGTCTTCTTAAAGCTAGAGAATCTCTAGCTGGCATATTTCTAACGAACATATTGATCTTACTTCTATCAGATATTCCGTTAACCGAAACAATAGAGTACTCTAATCTTTGAGTTACCATATTATCTCCAGCGATGCCTTTTTTCTTTCGGCGTTCTGCGATTGTCATAATTTCTTTTTCGTCTTCGCCTGTTAAGAACTTAAATTTAATTGGAAGTCCAACTGATGGTAGCTTGAATTCAAAAACATTTGCCCCAACTGCGATAGGACTTAACTCTAAATTATTGATAGGCATATCAGTTAGATCAAAATTTTGCTTATTTCTCTCTCCGCATGCGGGGCAATCAACTTCTACATTGTAATCTGGACCGTAGCCAGTAACTCTTAAAGCAGTCATGATTGCATTTCTGTCTCCGGACAAGAGTTTGTCAGGATCAATTGACTTATCCATTAGACAAGACCTTAGAAGAGAAGTAATAACTGTACCCTTCTTTATCAAGGCCCTAGACGTCAGTATGTCCTCATCTTTGGCAGTCATCGCTTTGATCTCAACTGTTTCTACACGATGTACTGGACTATCTACATCATATACTAGACCTCTAGACGGAAGAGGGACAGATTCGACTGGAACATCGAAGCCAAAGTCATCTTTCATCACACTTTTTGTGGGTATACCAGCAGTGCTTGCGTCACCAAATAACTCTCTTCTCGCTTCTTGATTATCACTATCGCTCATTTAAAAACTTCTCCTCTACTCTGGGCTTAGAAAATTTATAAATTTTATAGTATAAGACCGCGGGAGTAAAATAAAAAAAGCCAAAAGAAAACCTCTTTTGGCTTTTTGAACAGAATTAAAAGAAGATTTCTAAAATTCTAATCTAGTACTGAAGTACGCAGTTATCAAATCTGATGCTTAACGATATTTCTGCAGGATCTTCTGAGCCATAGTCTAAATCGCCAAAGCCGGCAGAGGTTAAAAAGCAGCCTTTCATATCCCAAAGCTCTACAACTGTACCTACAGCATCTAAAAGCTTTAGTTGGCAATCCCTCTTGTAGAAATCAGCATATCCACCGCGACCAGAAACTGATTCAAAATGAGTACGTACCCATTCCATAACCTGCTGTGCACCTGAAGGTGCTATCGGATCGTGTAAGGTGACACTCAAAGCGTCAAATTTAGTTTTACCAGCAATATATCGAGTTGAATTCATGAATGGAATTTCAACTTCTGCAGTATTGATAGTTGGTCTTGCTGCTGTTTTAATAAGGTATGCATCGATACCCTCAATAGCAAAGACCCATCTAAACTTTCGTTTTGGTTCAAATTTGTTTGGCAACATGCTTGAGACGTTTAATGTTTCGGCCATGGTTTTCTCCTAATCTCCTTTTAAATATACTCTATATTAGATTTCTGCACCAGCATTTGTGATAACAAAATCAAGTGAAATAAATTCAACAGAACGGGTAGGCTGTAAGAATATCTTACCACGTAATGTGTTGTTCTCTACGTCCGTCTGTGTAGTTGTTGTTGTGTCTATCTTTACTAAGAATCTATCGACACCCTGCTGCTGTTGAATCTGTCTTAAGATCGGATTCACCTGAGCAGAAAACCTCGCGAGGGTTGCTTCCCTGTTTGGTTCGAAAATGAAGCTGTTAGCTACTCTTCTAACTCTTCTACGTAACTCAATAAGTAACCTACGAACATTGACTCTGTCAAGGGAACTCTGTGTTCTAAGCAACGTCTTTTGACCAAATACTACCACGCCATCTGTATGAGGGAAAGAAGTGAGTGGGTTTATATCGACGTCGTATAAAGAATCTAGGTTATCCCTATTTAACTTAACTTGTGTTTCTGACACATTTGCTAAAGCGCCTCTAGTAAACCCAGCCGGTGCGAACCATGGATGAGCCAGCTGATCATTAAGGGAGAAAGCTCCCAAAACAGGAACAGATGGAGGAACTTGAATATTTTGTCCCGTTGACGGATCGTTCAAGATGACGTCTGGAAAGTAAGTAGCTGCGAAACTTGTATCTAAGACTCTGTTATTAAATCGAGTAACTGTATTTGTTACGCTGACTTTTTGAGCAGAACCGGTAACTACTGTGTTTTCCGAATCATATACTATCGCATCCATGATGTACATTGCATCGAACCTAGACTCTACAGCATCGATAGCTTTATCAGTTACTAGAGATTGTCTAATTCCGGGAATCGCTAGAAGCTGAATATCTACATCTGATCTCTCAGATAAAACGTCGATTGCTTTCATAAAAGTTGCTGCTGTAGCTCCGGATTTTCCTCCCTGGTTAGCTACATCAGTAACTTCTCTCATGATTGCGATATCTGAAAGTGCTGATTTCTCTCTATCGAAGATTTCCACACCATCAAATCCGCCTGCAACAAAGCAGTTAAACTTAAGGTACCTTCTGACTGAACCTAAATCTAAGTCTGTAGTTGAGTTCAAGAACCTTGTTTTGCTTGAAGCTGATGTTCCATCAACATCGAGGATGCTGTTGTCTAGAACGCCTGTTCTCCTATACTCAGCAGCTGCCCACTGAGCAGAGTCTGGAGCATCGGCAGCTGTAGTAACAACCTGTATATTTTCGAGTGAAAATTTATTGTTATTATATGTGTCTGCTGCTAAGGAACCTGTTCTATGAGATACCAAAGATAAATCATCTTGATCAAAATCAGGAAAGTACTTAGTCCAAGATTTAGCAGAACCTAAAGGCTTGCTATTTTTATTCGGTTCGTGATACAAATCGTCAACTTCAAACTGGACGCCCCAGTTTAGGGAGGAAGCTACTCTCTTCTTCGGAACTTCTCCTACGGATAGGTTTCTTCTAAGTGGAATAGGAGGAGCAATCATTTTTTCATGAGCTAATCCAGCTGCGGCTACAATAGTTGAATCTACCGCTTCAAAAGTTACCGAATTATCGATATTAAGTTTTTGAGTTCCTCGGAATCCAAATGGAAGTGCAGTGGCGTCGATAACGCCGGTCTCTACCGAATCTGCCACTTCAACTCTGATATATTTAGAGTTATTTTCAAACTTACCCGAAAGTGAAAGCTTTTGGCTACCAGCACGTTTATCAAAATCGTAAAACAATCTTTGATCACCGATGATTCTAGCAATATATCTTTCTGACTTAGGATCTAAACTTAGCGCAGAAAACCTCTCCAGAACAACTTGTTCTCTATCGTTGTCGTTAAAGCTTCTCACGATTAAATCGAAAGAACCGTAGAGATCTTTATCTGACTGAGATCTCTTTAGATTCTCTATGGAAACTTTGTAGACTTCATTTCCTTGAGCACCATCATCTAAAGAGTGAATCCTGAATAGTGGCTGGTTAGAACCACCAAACTTTTGAGATATGAGAGTCGGAGAAACTGCTGTCCTAAATCTATCGGAAAAGTTTTCAGTATTCGGTTTCGTAGAAGTACCGACATTCCTATTACCACTCGAAGGAAGGAGCATAGCGATATCGCTGCCCGCTTGTCCCGTAGATGTTAAGTAAGGGTTAGACGTATTCATCGGAGTTGCATAAGTACCGAACACATCATAGTGAGTGTATAGGTAGTGTCCCGCGGCTTGAATAGCTGTCGGATCTGTATTAAAGATGTTCGCTATATAATTCGAAGCTTGCGGATCAAAAGAAGCGGTGACTGCGTTAGGATGCGAAGTTGTGCTCTTGTGACCGTTAAGAATCATTACAAATTCTTGCTTGCCATTTGTTAAGTCAACTTTACCAAGAGGTGATCCACCGTTCTCGATTCCGGAGACTGTTGGGTTATCTTCGAAAGGTGCAGTTGATCCAGCCAATTGTATAACAGTATTTGCGCCACCCTCAAAGTGAGAATCAACTGTAGCTTCTGCGGCTGTCATGGTTGTTTGTATTTCGGTATCGCCGGCAGATCCGCCTACAACTTGAGATAAGGTAAC